GAGAGCGTATTATCTATATCTATTGCATATCTCATTTGGATGATGGTTCTATTCTATATGTGTCTGCATCAAAATGTTGCGTAGAAACTTCAAAAATTATCGTATCCTCTAGAGCATGTACTTGGTGTGGATATCCTGGAGCGAGATGAATCACTTCTCCAGCACCAAGCACCTCAATGTGTTTAGTTGCGTTTACTGGTTCAATCCAATGCAATTCGATTTTGCCACTTTGGATATACCAGCTTTCATCTTTCATCAGATGATAATGAAGACTCGAATGTTTCCCACAATCAAACACCAGCAATTTACCACAATACTTTGGGTTATTTGCGAATACAATTTCACGACCCCATGTCTTTTCAACTATTTTTGGTTTCATTTTTTAGTTTCTCATAATAAATATTTATTCCACTAACCAATGTCTCAGTAGTATCTATCCATCCATTATCCATTGCCTTGCCGATATCAGCAATTGTATTTGTCTGATATTGCTTCTTCAACTTTTCTGGCATTGCAATTTCAATCTTGGACCCTGCACCAAATGCAGCAATGCATTTATCTGCTACGTCATCAAACGACGATTGAATTCCAGATCCCAAGTCATACACCCCAGGAATTGGATTCTTATATGCATTGAAAAATACTCGACAAACATCATCGACGTAGATAAAATCTCTATTGTATGTGTGAGAGTTCGCGAAGATATGGAGTCTTTCACCATCCTTCAATTGGTTGAACCATTTGAACATCACAGATGCCATATCTCTTTTATGATATTCATTCGGACCATAGACATTGAACAACCGAAAACAAACACCATGATCGGAGATGTCTTTTTCTGACACTAACTTGGACATGGCATAGAGATTCAATGGACCAGATCCATTTCCATATATTGCAGCAGTAGATGCAAAAAACAATGGAAGTTTCTTTGTTCGGCAAAAATTAGATAACTTTTTGGTAAAATCGATATTATATTTTTGTATTACATCGATGTTGGTTTCTAGCGTATCTGATATTGCTCCAAAATGAAAAACTGATGTGATTTCCTGATTGAACAAGTCATCATCAAGCACATCATAAGACTTGAAATATTTTGCTTTATTGTTGTAACGATAAGAATTTTCTTGAAAATCACATAGGATAATATCTTCAATTCCAATAGAATTGAGATAAAGAAGCATTCTGCTTCCTATAAACCCAGAAGAACCAGTTACTAATATCATAATCTTTCTATTATACTAGTAGATGAATAGTTTTCAAGTCTATTAAATAAAATTAATTTAGAATTATCACATATTGCATCAGTCTGACGTATGAAATCTAAATTCCAATCTGAACCTTTCACCACAACATCGGGTTTCAATAAAGCATGAAACTCTTTCAATTCTTCGTGTGTGTTGAATACTACCACTTCGTCTACAAATCTTATGGATTGTAGTATCTTCTTCCTATCCTCGACAGTGTTGATTGGTCTACTCATTCCTTTTGTCTTCTTGACTCTTTCATCGGAATCTATAGCAACGATAAGATAGTCTCCTTGTGTCTTGCAAAACTCAAGAAGTTCCACATGACCCCTATGAATTATATCAAAAACACCATTAGTGAAAACAGTCTTCATAATTGTGGGACCGATACTCCACGATACTTGACAACATTGGATGCACACTTGTTTGCAAATTCAATGGATGATACTATATCACTTGTTTTGAAATATTCAACAACTAATCCTGCTAAAAAAGTATCACCAGCACCAGAAACATCCTGGACATCTACTTTATTCACTGGATAATGTTTATCTCTATATTCACATCCATTGCTACCCAAAGTATGAATTATCTTATTCTTCATGGTAGGTGTGATTGCATCATATGAATTTCTAAACTCCGTGTCGTTGATCTTTATATACTTTGCATTATTTGCCCAGGATCCAAGTTTTTTCTTGGTATCTAAAAACACCGTATCGTGATTTGCACAGATGGTTTCAATATCATATTCAGAGATGAATCCCTTGTCATAATCAGATATCACGATGATTTTATAGGAGTATGATAATTCCTTTATGTTAATGGACTCTTTGCCTTCCACCGAATCAACTCGAAAAAAAGTATGATTGCTTTTCTTGTGAACGTATCTTGTCTTGGTGACATTGTACCAATTCTTATTCACAATAGCATCACACGAATATCCTAGAGAAATAATATTCCTCTGCACATTTTTTGCCATACCAGGATTTTCCGTTGAGTCCAGGACATTCAATACTGGAACGGGTACATCTGGACACAATCTGTTTGAGTCGCAATATACGAATATATCACGACAAGCATCACCAATAACAAGAATGTCTTTCATAGTCTAGTAAAAGCAAGATTCGAATTGTCTGTAATATGCTTAAAGTTCATTAGATAATTAAATGAGTTTAGGTATTTGATTGTCTTCTGAAGTTTATTACCCTGAGTAAAAACACCGTCAGAATGAACCGTCTCAAAGAATATGTTCTTTATATTTAACTTACTGAAATCAACTGAAAGTATTATATCACAATCATGACCTTCTGCGTCAATATACAGCCAATCAATCTCGCTGGTGTGCCATCCATACTTTTCCAGCAACGTCTCTAGCTTCATGCACGAAACATTCTGACTTGTTATATTGGATAGTTTGTTATTATGCTTAACAACATGATCTAGCAAAATTGAGCTATGTGATGAATCCCCAGAGTCGATATCGTTAAAATGCATTTCTATTTTACCATCGTATGTGGTTATTGCACATTCGTCAAAATGACAGTTATCAAAATCAGCGTAGCATTCCCGCAGATGTTCGAGCGAATATGGATTTGGTTCCACTAACAAGCATTCATATTTTCGATTCTTTACTTTTTCAAAAACATGATCATAACCCTTGTTTGCTCCAATTTGTACTAGTTTTTTAGGATGTGGTGGTTCAACATAAATGATGGAACTATTAGATCTTCCCCACGGACCAGATATCAGATTTGATATGTGCATTGGAAAGAATCTTTTATCAAGTGAATTGATAAGTTTCCATCTTTCGTAAATTTTTTCGTGACCACCATACCACTTATCCTTGAATATTACATCTTTATCAAAGTAGTAATTGTAGTGTCGGAATACCTGAGAGAGCATCCTTGGCTCTATGCCCATCTGCCCCTCTATGATCGGTGGTTCGTGGCAGATAAACTTCTCACCTTCCCACTTCCATAAACGAATATACCCACTGGTATATGCCTCCCCCCAATCTCCTATCGCACGAAGATTCCTTCCAATAAAGCATTGAGCGCGGAAACATCCTGCCTTCGAACCGCTGTCAAACAACTCTTTTTCAGCAGCGTCCATTTGTTCTAATTCCCATTGCTCGTCTATATCGATTTCCCATAGCCAGCAACGATTTGTGATTTTCTTAACTTCTTCTATGGCTCTGTTGACTTGATGATCTTTAGATTGCCAAAATCCATTCGAAGGAATATAGATCAACTTATCCGTTTCTTTGGATAGAAATTGAAGAAACTCCCGTGTTCCATCAATACTTCCTCCATTGAGGTGAAGATCATCTGGAAACTCGTTACACCATTTGGTACTGCCGTTTGAGCGTGATGCACCTTCGACAACTATCCATTTGTCGCATGATTTAAGTATATTTTCGTATTGTGTGTTGTGATGAAGATGATGAAGTCCATTATGAATAATTGAAAACACGATTCTCATATTTTATCCGTTTGTTGAAATAAAAGCATCTATCTCTTCGTGAGTTGTGAGATTTTCAATTTCTGTTCTTTTGCTTCTATATGCCGAGATTGCTCCCTGCACAAGAGCGAAGTCAGAACTCTCACCTTGAAACTCCTTTATTAATTCATCATGTACTATTTCATAGGAGTCTGAATTCAATTGTTGTAGCAACATAGATTTGCGATCTTCAATTGTCAAATCTATAACAGACCATACAATTTCAACAGGAGTTTTTGTAAGATCAAAGGAATGTGCTCCTGTTATTTGCCTTCCAGCAATAAGAGTAGGCTCAATTTCTATAGCATCTCTCCAATCACCAGTTGCATTCTCTGGAAGATAATCAAGACATTCCACTACTTCATCGTTTTCTACCCTAATATGCTTTGGCATAGTTTACTCCATTTTGATTTCTTTACAATTCCAAACTGACCCTCTAAATTTTTCTTCAACTCCGATATAGGATGCTTCCAACATCCAAACTTTTTTTGCCTGAACAACTTTACTGAATCATAGTAAGGTGATTTGTCACCAGGCACAGACCATATGTAATAGTTCAAGACAGGAACAATTATCCATGTTGGAACTCCCATTGCTCCTGCAAGATGTGCAACACTGGTGCATGATGATATCACAAGATCGCAGCCAGATATAGCATCTCGTGTTTGTTCCCAATTATTTAGGGGAACTTTCTTGATGAATTCTGGACAATCTTCCTCTCCAGCATCTCTTTGTAAACAAATAAAATCAGCATCAATATTCTTTAGAGCATCAAAGAAAGACTTCAGTGGAAATCTACGATTTTGCTCATGTTCGAACTTTGGATTTCCCTGCCAACGAACTCCTATCACGGGTCGCTTGTTCTTTGGGCTATTTGTTTTTGGAATATAAGGAGAACCATTAATATCTTTATATTCATAACCCAACGGTATGAGAACTGACATGGCTGGAACCCAAAAATCATGGTATACACCACCAGCAGCGGAGTGTTCTATAATCATCTTTACACCTATGCAGCATTTAACAATCGGAAACAATTCAGCAGAACAAGCAACAATAATATCACATCCTCGTCTATTCATGTCTTTGATGTATTTTAAAGCATGAATCTGATCTCCTATTCCACCTTCAAGGTAATATAGGATTGTTCCCATACTCTTCCCATCCCACATTGGTGTTGGTACTGGTGGTCTTGGATTGCCAAAACAGTTCTCATATCGACCCCTAGCCAAACCCTCCATTCCCTCTTGTAATCTTCCCTGACGCAAGGCATACCAACCCATGTTGAAGGCAATCTTGTTACATAGAGGATTCTCCTTCTGTGCTTCACAAAGAAGTTTATATGACTCCCCAAACTCACCTTTCATCGAAAGTGCAACGGAGTGGTCGATCTTTTTTTTCTTATAGTCACGAACCTCTCCCTTCCAGAATTTTGGTTGGTCGTAACTGTCGAAGTGCTGTGCTAGAATTTTTCTTGAATCTTGATTATGTTGATATCCTAATCGTGGTGATATCGTATGAAGATTTGGAATTCCCCATGCTGCATCATCTTTTTCTGCCACAACCTTTGTGTCGATATTTCCAAAATCATATTCAAATGGATCAAGTCCAAGAAACTTATGAATTAGATTCAGTTGTTCCTGTGGAGACTGAATAAGATCATCATAGTCAATGAATAATATATTATTTGGCGCAGAGTCATATCCATTTTTCAGTTCAGCATATGATGATTTGAGATGTTGAATCAATTGCGAAGAGCGAAGAAACTCTGAAACATCGTTTGGTTTTGCAACTCTTACAAATGATGCAGCACAGTCGGCAGTAGATCGAACGGTTGCTATAATCTTTGGATGATGACCAAGAACCTTTGTCATTGTTTCCATTATCTGTGGATTCACCCATCCCCTGCTCTTGTCAATGATTACTGATTTCTTCACATCCTTATACTTTGCATCAATGACGGATCGAAGCATACGATAGGCTTCTTCCTTCTCTCCACCCTGTGCAACAGTGGTTGGTGAACTTTCCCATGTTGTGCATACAGAGCCAAGAATGTCTATAAGACCGCTTGTTGGTGTTGAATGGACTTGAGGGTGCTGATTAAGAAGGGAAGAGAGAACGGTTGAACCACTACGGGGAAGACCACTGAGAAAATAAATCATAATATAAAACTCCTTGTCATATAACTATGTAGTTTCTATTGCAGCACAATTATCTCCCGCACCTCTAGAAATAACCACGGTGCTCCAATTTGAAGATGTGCCAACTTGGACAGGAGAAGATACATGGTTTGTAAATCTAATAATTTCGGAAAATCCGTTTCTTCCCATACCATACAACAAATTAGATGTATTTTTTGCCATGTTGTGATTATACGCACTACTTATGTCGTTCCAATTCGTAGCACTTCCCACTTGAACAGGAGATGATCGGTTGGTGGTATCACTAGTACCCAATCCACCGTATGAATTAAATCCCCATGCCCAAAGAGTTCCACCAGTTTTAATTGCTTTTGTGTCATATCTTCCGATTGAAACTTTACTCCAATCAGTACCTGTTCCCACTTGAACAGGAGATGATCGAGTGGTGGCATCACCAAGACCCAATTGACCATTATTATTCCTACCCCACCCCCACAGGGTTCCAGTGGTTTTCCTAGCCATCGTGGAATTTCCAGCAGTTGATACACTTGACCAATCTGTAGCAGTTCCTACTTGTTTGGGTGAATTGTAATAATTAAAAGTTTGTATTCCTAATCTTCCGTAACCAGAATTCAAACCAAAAGCATAAAGTTTTCCTGAAGTGTTTATTCCAAAAGATGCACTAGTTCCAACACCAATATTGCTCCAGTCTGTTTTAGATCCAATTTGCGTTGGTGCAGATCGGTTACTAACATTACCAAGACCCAATTCACCGCCAGTATTTCTTCCCCATGCCCACAGGGTTCCTGTGGTTTTTAACCCAATTGTATGGAATCTTGCAGAGGAAACTTTACTCCAATTAGTATCTGTTCCCACTTGAACAGGAGATGATCGGTTGGTGGTATTACCAAGACCCAATTGGTATTGAGCATTTAGTCCCCATGCCCAAAGAGTTCCATTGGTTTTTATTGCCAATGTACTGGCATAGTTACAGTTAACACTAGCCCAATCCGTACCTGTTCCCACTTGAACAGGAGATGATCGGTTGGTGGTATCACCAAGACCCAATTGACCAAAATTATTTCTACCCCATGCCCACAGGGTTCCTCCAGTCTTAACTGCACAAACATGACTACTAATGCCGCAAGATACACTAGCCCAATCAGTACCTGTTCCAACTTGGACAGGAGATGAACGGCTGGTAGTATTGCCAAGACCCAATTGACCATAGGTATTTCTACCCCATGTCCAAAGAGTTCCAGTGGTTTTTATTGCCGCACAATTTCTGTTTGCAGCAGATACTTTCGACCAATCGGTTTGTGTTCCCACTTGAACAGGAGATGATACTGTGACAGCAGTGCCATTTCCCAAAGAACCATATGATCCACTACCCCATGTCCAAAGAGTTCCAGTGGTTCTTATTGCAGATGCAACAAGATATCCCATTGAAGCCGTAGCCCAATTACTGTCTGTTCCCTGTTGAGTAGGAGAGAACCGTGATACATAACTATAGATAAGACCTAAATGATAACTATTATTTCTTCCCCAAACCCAAAGTGTTCCAGTAGTTTTCACTGCTATTGTTGAGCCTCCAAATCCCGCATTTCCTCCTACCAAAGACCAATTCGTATCTGTTCCCACTTGGACAGGAGAACTAGTACGATCACGGGCAAGCGTTCCTAAACCAAGTTTTCCATAATTATTATTCCCCCATGCCCAAAGAGTTCCAGTGGTTTTTACTGCAAATGATTGAGCATCATTAGTTGCTAGACCACCAGCAGAAACGCTTGCCCAATTGCTATCACTTCCTATCTGTACTGGTGATGACCTTGTAACAAAACTATCATTCCCTAATTGTCCATGTGCACCTCTTCCCCATGCCCATAGAGTTCCATTTGTTTTTACAGCAAGTGTATGATATGGACTAGAAGAAGTGCTTGCCCAATTCGTATCTGTTCCCACTTGAACAGGAGATGATCTACTATTATTGTTACCTGAACCAAGTCTTCCATATGTACCTAATCCCCAAGTCCAAAGAGAACCATTAGTTTTTATTGCAACAGTGAATCTGTCTGTTGTTGCAGCAGAACCAATAGAAGACCAATCCGTACCAGAGCCTATTTGGACAGGAGAAGACTGATTTACTTCATTTCCAGTTCCCAATACCCCACTAAAGTTCTTTCCCCATGCCCAAAGAGTTCCTGTAGTCTTAATTCCAAAAGTATGATCTCGTTTTGCTGTAAAAGAAGACCATGTATCATTTGATATTAGTGTTGGTTTGCTTATGCGTAAATTGTATGCTCTTCCATTTTCAAACACCAACAGACCATATGCACTTGAACCCCATGCCCAAAGAGTTTTATTTGATCTTCTTGCTATTGATGCATTCCTTCCAGCACCAACATTTATCCAATCGGTGTTCGCTCCCACTTGAACAGGAGATGATCTATTTACTTGATCTCCAACTCCAAGTTCACCTCTTAGCACATTAGCACCAAAACTCCAAAGAGTTCCAGTGGTTCTTATTGCGTGGCTGTGAGTGTATCCTGCATCTACAATCGACCAATTCGTATCTGTTCCAACTTGGACAGGAGATGATCGGTTGTTAGTATCACGGAGTCCAAGACGACCATAACCATTATTTCCCCATGCCCAAAGAGTTCCATTTGATTTTACAGCAAGTGTATGTTGTCTTCCAGATGAAACTTTACTCCAATTCGTATCTGTTCCAACTTGGACAGGAGATGATCGGTTGGTGGTATCACCAAGACCCAATTGACCAGCATTATTTCTACCCCATCCCCAAAGAGTTCCAGTAGTTTTTAAAGCAATTGTATGATATTCTCCAACAAAAACGCTTGCCCAATCCGTACCTGTTCCAACTTGGACAGGAGATGAACGGCTGGTAGTATTGCCAAGACCCAATTGACCATAGGTATTTCTACCCCACGCCCAAAGAGTTCCATTGGTTTTTATTGCAAATGATGCTCTTCCACCAGCAGAAACGCTTGCCCAATCCGTACCTGATCCAACTTGGACAGGAGATGAAAGGCTGGTAGTAGTACCAGAACCCAATTGACCGAAGCCTCCATAACCCCAAGACCAGAGACTACCTCCTGTTTTTGTTGCTAAAATATGACCGTTACCAAAAGAAACCACATTCCAATCTGTGGCAGTTCCAACTTGGACAGGAGAAGAAACATTTTGAGCAGGCACAACCCCAGTTGTAGAATTTCCCACTTGACCAGCATTATTGTTTCCCCAAATAAACAATTTTCCATTTGTTGGAATAGCAGCAACAATTTTCCTGATGAAAGTTAAGATACCAGCCTTGAAGCTTGGAATTATCATCCTGTTAGTCCTCCAGCAACATTGAATACATTGCTGCTGTAGGAAATGATACTTACCGCAGCATGTTGTCCTGCTGTATTTAGTTTGTTTTCAAAACTATTGAGTGTTGTTCCAGACCCAGTGATGCCAATTGCAGCAGTTCCTGTTTGAATCAAAGTGGCATTGAATCCAACAGGAAGACCAGATGGAATGGTCAAGGTTCCTGCTGAACTTGTATTCCAAACTATAATCTCACCATTGTCTGTCGAGAGCAAAGTGTATGTTGTTCCAGTTCGTGAATTGATTGCTCCAGAACCAACTCTAAATCCATTTTCAGCATAAAGATATGAAGCAGTTGTAATACCACCAGATGCAGAAATACCAGAAGTAGATGTTATCAATGCACTGAATGTTGCACCCGCGATTGTGGGTGATATATTCATTGTGGTGGTATTGAAGTTTATCATGTTGGAACCAGTAGAACTGATTCCGTTGTAGAAGGTTAGAGTACCATCACTATTATTGATAAATGTATTAAATGTTGAAGTTGTTGAATTTCCAAGTTTAATAGCACCAGCTCTTGCCTGACCAGATGTTGATACTTTCAAAGCACCAGTAGAAGAATGCTGGACATGTAATGGATCAACATTTGCTGTCAGATTTGAGATAAAAACAGTGGCACTATTGAATGAAGAACCAGCAGATGCTGAAATTCCATTATTAAAACTTTGAAGCGATGTAAAGACATTTGCTGCTTGTGTATATGCAACACCTAGAATAGCACCAGTAGAACCATCTATACTAGTAACTACATTATTCTGATCGTGTAAAGTAACTACACCCTCTACAGCATTTCCAATAAAGATCTTTTTATCAGTAATGTTAACAGCCATTTCACCAAAGGATAATCCAGATGGAGCAGATCCTGCTGTTACTGAGTTCTTGATCTTAATTTTTGCCATGATTATGCTTGCTTATCTTTAGTCTTCTTATTATTTATAGAAGTTTGATATGCTTCGACTTGTGCTGCCAATACATCGTGCTTTCCCTTTAAAGTGTTATATTCAGTATGAATACTTTCACGAACACTCGTTTCTCGTTTCAAATCATTTTCTAACTTTTGAATCAATGCATCTTTACTGGTGTTTTCAGAATTAATTAAACTGATTTGAGTCTTTAATTCAGTTATTCTATTATTTTTTTGATCTAGTTCATTTTTTATGGAATCAACATGACCAATTTGATTTTTGTAATAATTTTCAATGTCTTTTGTTTTTGCCTGTTCAACCAATAAAGAAACTTCCAGAAACAGATTGTTTATCTGCAATTCTTGAAGTTTCTTTTGAAGTGTTGGAATAACAATCGTTTCTTGATAATTCACAGTATTCATAATTTACCTTTATATTAATTAATAAGATCCACCATCAACCGTTCCAAGAGATATAGTACCACTACTATTAGTGAATTCTCCAGAAGCAAAACTAAATGTTCCCATATTTAGACCGCTAGTTATAGTGGCAAAGTTTACAGTGACAGCGGCAGACTCTGCTCCAGAATTTGCTACTGTAAGACCAGTGCTGGAGGTAGATAGAGTTGCAACATAATTTCCAGTCGTATCAGTTCCAAGAGCAACAGAATTTGCTGCTATGGTCGCGGTGATATTAATGTCAGCAGATCCGTTGAATGATGCAGATCCACTTACATCTCCAGTAAGTCCAATTGATCTTGCTGTCTGTAGGGTTGATGCTGTTGAAGCATTTCCAGTAAGTGCTGCGGTAATTGTTCCAGCAGAGAAATTACCAGATGCATCTCTTGCAACTATTTGAGAGACAACGTTGTTTGATGTTGCTCCAGACGTAACTGTATAAGTTGCATTCTCTCCAGAACCAGCAACTGAAAGTCCTATTCCAGATACAGCAACTGCGGCAACGTAATCACCAGTTGTATCAGTGCCAAGTGCAACCGAGTTTGCAGCTATGGTTGTGGTAAGTGTTATATTTCCACTACCGTCAAAGGTAACTCCAGTTGCGGTAACATCACCAGAAAGAGCAATCGTAGCTCCAGGTGTCAGACGAGTCGCGGCATATGCAGTAAATCCAGCTGCACTTGCGTCAATCCATGTTGGTTGTGATGTTCCACCATTCGACTTAATAATATAACCAGAAGTTCCTAGTGTATTTGGAATTAGAACATAACCAGTATGATCTTCGAAGATAACTTGTTTATTATTTGTAGTTGAAAGTGATGAAAATACATGATTCCCAAGAGTGTTAACATTTTGATTAGCTCTTACGCTTAATCCATAAGTTTCAATCATGGCAAGAGTAGATCCAGCCTGTGTTGCATCATTTAAAATATTTACACGTTCGTATGCTCCAAAAACCGCACCTTGACCAGGAATTCTGAATCCAAAAAATCCAGTTTTACCTATTGTGTTTCCATCATCATAATAAGTAAATGCCACACCTCTTGATTTACCACCATCAGATGCTGAAATTGGAACACCACCAGATGTACCAAGAACTATAATTGGATCGTCAACAGTCATAGTATTGCTATTGACTGTGGTTGATGTACCATTTACCGTAAGATTACCAGTGACTGTAAGGTCTGTGGTGACATTCAATGAACCAGGAACAGTTACAGTGGATGGAAGAGAAAGAGTGACAGCACCAGTAGATCCACTTACAGAAATTTGATTGGAAGTTCCAGTGAGACTCTGTACACCACTGTTACTAATATTGATGTTTTTACCAGCAGCAGATGCTATAAAAATACCAGTTCCAGCAACTAGTTGTACAGCACCAGTAACACCATTTATGTCAGTTACAAGACCAGCACCGCCAGTTACAATAGAATCCACATATGTTTTTACTGCATTCTGTGATGGAATTTTATTATCACTGGTTCCCAGTGCGGTAGATGTGTCAACTTCAGCACCTATTCGAAGTGCAGGATCACCCGCAGTCTGACCGATATAGATTGATTTGATACCTTGGACATACGCAAGTTCACCAAAGGTAAGTCCTGTTGGAGTGGTAGACCCACTTGTTCTTTTAATTTTAATAGTTGACATTTATAATTCCTTTATAATTCCTTTAAAAAGTTCCGCCATCTATATATATGCTTCCGTTTACCCTTAAAGAACCCGATATTACGACATCATTGGGCAGTCCTATTTGAATAGATGGGCAACTTGTGGTAATTTCAACCTCGTTTGGGGTTCCAGTTATTCCAATATTACCAGTACATCCATTTATAGTTTTTAGTTGGGGTGCTGTTCCTTGGGTAGTTCCATCAGAAAATTTTAATCCACCGTTTATAAGTTCTAGTGAAGTAGTTCCATCCCCATATATGGAAGTATACGCATCAATTGTCAATGTTTCTGAATTTATACTTACGGTCGAAAGAGCACTATCTGTAGCAATTCTTAATATATCTGCCTTTTTGCCTAGTGTCGCACCATAAGCATAAACTTTAAATGCTCCAGCTATACCATCACTAACACCAAAATTTAAACTCGGATTTGTTCCAAGAATTCCCCAACTGTTCAAAATAACTGCTAAGTCAACACCATCAACTGTTCCATCTAGATTTACATCTCCTAGAAAGGCATTAGATAATAAAGACATCTTAACCCATGCATTTGGACTTAATGCAGTAGTATAATAATAATATCCACCAAAACCATTTCCATCATTAACGACCCATGCTAGATCACCATCCTGTGGGTTTGGTGAATTGTTTAAAGCAGTAACATCAGGGTATGATCTTAATAATTTGTAACCTGGTTCGAGAGATACACTGACATTTCCTACACCAGTGGTTGGACTTGCAGTTAATCCACCAGTTCCAGTAACAGAAAGCACACCAGTATTTGAATAGGTAAAAATATTGTTTAAATAAGTTAATCCTATTCCAGTTCCACCAGCAAATGTAATACCACCAGTAAATCCATTTATTTTTGAAACATAAGGTCCAGAAATTCCAGAAGAAGTGGAAGCAAACTCTACAAGATTAGAGTCGGTAATTCCATCGCGATACCAATACTTGTATGACTCACCACCAACAATAATACGAACTTCCATTGATTGAAAACGAATTGCACTTGGAATAGAAGTATTTGCTGCTGTAAGTGCTTCGGCAATAGTGCCACCAGTATACGGACCAGACCAACTGTCTACTGGCAGTGGGTTTACTGGTTGTATACCGAATGGTAATTGGAATCCGTTTGTTAATGCCATTATGACCTCGTTATTTGATGTTCATGATTTACAGTATAGGGTATACTGTTAGTCATTGTATACACATTATAAGAGGTGGAAGTTATTCCAGCGTAATCACCGATTGCTGTCAATCCAGTATTTACCACATAACTAGATGTGATATTTGCGTTCGATACAGTTAAGTCCAAAACTTGAGTGATGGTTGAGGTTGCTGGCATTGCAACAACAAAATCTTTATATACGGTTCCAGTATTTAATGTAAATGTACTTGCCCCATCAATGAATATCTTATTTGTAAGACTACGAACATTTGCCGATGATGTTGGGGCAGCAGCAGTAGGTCCATAGAATACCATGTTTACATAATTGATCGTAGACGAAAATGATTCTAATGTTGCGCCTAAGAAATCCTGATAAGCATCTCGTACTAGTAATTTATAACGAGCACTAGTAACGGTGTTTGCAGTCGAGTGTGAAAGTGTTCCAGTTGTAGTTGATCCTGGATTACCTGTAATTGTCGTGAACGAAGAAGCATTTTGATATACTCCACCATTTTCTTGGTATTGCCATTGAAATCCAGTAAGTGGAACATTTGCACTATTTCTTTGAATTGATGCTGATATATTTGTAGCAACATTTCCTTTTTCTCTTTTTACTGATGTTTCTGGAGATGAAATGTTTGGACCTGTTGCTGTTATTGTTCTTGATGGAGCAACATATGCTGATGGTGTTATCGTAAGCGTTGCTTGTCCAGTACCACCAAGACTATCGGTTACGCGATATCTGTAATTAAAAGCATTGGTATTAAAATTGGAATCTGTCATCGAATGTACATAAGTACCAGAACTTGATGTATCTCCAGAAAGCACAGTATATCCAGCACTTCCAGATCTATTCCATTCGAGTGTTGCTCCAGCAATTACAGCATTCAGTGTATTTACCGAATGCGAAAAATTAATAGAATTTGTAATTCCTGTTTGATTAAAAGCGACAGTGGATGAACTCGTAAGTGTTGCACCAAGAGAAAGAATAGCAACCAATGCTTCACGAATAACTTGTGCTGCTGTTTTGTTTTGAGCAGGAATCGTATCTCCGTTTACATACTTTCCAAAAAATTTACCAGTACCAAATGCTGCCACTAGATCAGTCTCAAAAACAAATTCAGATCCAGTGGGACCAATATATCCAAGTTGAATTTCCATGGTTGATCCATCAGGAAAAACCTTGGTTATATAAAGATAATTGCTTCTTATTTCTGCACTAGTGTATCCAGATCCATTTTCACCTGTTGGACCTGTTGATCCTGTAGAACCAGTTGGACCAGTTGGTCCTGTGGAACCAGTTGGACCTGTAAATCCCGTTGCACCTCTTGGACCTGGAACTGTGGAATCTGCTCCAGTTGGACCCGTAGGACCAGTTGGACCTGTAAATCCTGTTGCGCCTGTTGGACCTGGAACTGTGGAATCTGCTCCAGTTGGACCCGTAGGACCAGTTGGACCTGTAAATCCTGTTGCGCCTGTTGGACCTGGAACTGTGGAATCAGCACCAGTTGGACCAGTAGGTCCAGTTGGACCTGTGGGACCAGTTAGTCCTCTTGGACCTGGAACTGTGGAATCTGCTCCAGTTGGACCCGTAGGACCAGTTGGACCTGTAAATCCTGTTGCGCCTGTTGGACCTGGAACTGTAGAATCAGAACCAGTTGGTCCTGTTGGACCTGTGGGTCCAGTTGGTCCTGTTGGACCAGATGGTCCTGGAACCGTGGAATCTGCTCCAGTTGGTCCTGTGGGACCAGTTAGACCAGTTAGTCCTCTTGGACCTGGAACTGTGGAATCTGCTCCAGTTGGACCCGTAGGACCAGCAGAACCAGGCGGACCCATTGGACCCTGCATACCCACAGGAGTCGCAGTTAATATACTAGTCGTGACATCTAAAGTTGTTATTATACTAACTGGATCTGGTACAGTTATGTGTACTTCTGTTTTTTGAGTATCGTTTATGGATAAGTTAAAAGTTTCACCAGAAAGAGATACTGTAGTTTCTGGTTCATTTTTCTGGGTAGTAATGTTATTAAGATTACTAGTAGCACTTGCTATAGTATTTTCTTTTATCTCTGTTACTACTAATTTTGACTTATCATTTTCTGGCATTTTAAATTCTTGTTATTTGTTTTGAAATGTCAAATGTGCCTTCTATGAGTCTCTTAACATCGCCTGATGTGTTTTTGATTTTAAAATCATAAAAATGCTTACCTGGAATTACTCTAGTCATTGTGGCATCATCAATTTTAAACAATATACCACCAGTTTCACCAGTTCCATTAATAGAAGTATTGAAACTTATTCCACCAACACCAAGAACTCCATTTACTCCAGGAGTAAAGTCTCCAGTAATTCCGCCACCAGTTACACCATTTGTGGTGACATATAATAATGCTTTTTCATCTTTTAAAGATCTTCTAACTTGAAAATCGCCACTATAACCAGATAGATTAACTGGTACACCATTTAACTTCCAATTGAAGTATAACTTAAACGTGGTTCCTTGTTCTGCATATATGTCGTATCTTGCTGCTGACATTGAAATCTCCTAGTATAATCCACCATCGATGGTTAATGCATTTACTGATTTATTTATCCACGAATTAGCAGTTGAATCATAATATAAAACATCATTACCACATGCTCCAGTTATAATAACATCTGTCAAATCATCTAATGTTAGAGATACCGAACCACCACCACTAGAAGTGCTTCTAAAACTTCCCGCTTGTATTATAAGAGCATCTGATGTATTCAGAAGACTTGTTGCATTGCCTTTAACTATTAAATATGCAGCAAATACAGCATTTGTTTTTGTGTTTTCAATCTCGCTAAATTCTTCTAGATTGATATTTGCTGCTGCTTCTGCAATACTGATATAAGTAGTTCTTCCATAATAAACACCAAGTAACGTTGGTGTGTTTGGATAATAAAATATTCTTTGAATGGTGTATTTACCACCAGGAACTGATTGTAATGTACCAGAACCATTATCATAATGTGTTGGATCTATTACTGTTTGGTTTGGGACAGTTACGAACGTACCAGCAGTAGCACCTCTATAATATCTAAAAAATATACAATCGGTATAAGCATTATCTGAAACTACACTCGGATCGTCACTATCATTGATCCAATTTCTTCCAAGACTAAATGCCTTACCAGAAGATCTGTTTAATTTTAAATTTGCACCATTTGCGCTTATGGTATGACCAGATATCTTAATTGGACCGAATGCTCGTATAAATTGCTCGTACTGCTTGTCGGTGGCATAAGCAACATTTGGATTGGTTCTTGCTAAATTTATAAAGGTTCTAGATGGATGCACCAACTGACCAATTATAATGGTTTCTTCTACCTGCTGATCTGTATAATATTCTGTTCTTTGTTGTAATGTACCAGAACCATCAATATATAACCAAGTTGTGTCAGATGTTGCTAAGTTTGTAACCGCAACACCTGTTTGTCCAGGCCATGACACATAATTTAATGTTGGTACTGGATCTAAAGTATAAGATGACCCTGAAGCATGTATTTGTCCTCTACCAGCAGTTATGTTGAATGTTGCAGTATTTCCAGCATTAATGCTTATGATTCCACCGTGCAAAAGACCAGTTGCCAGATTAGATGCGTAAATACTTCCAGAAACACCATAAAGCGTTTCTGATGAAATGGTGAATGTTTTTCCTGTTATCGATATAGAAACATCTTGACCAGCAGACAAACCGATAGCACCAGTAATTCCATTTATAGAATAAACCTCAGCTGAGGTTGCATCAGCAGGATCATATCTTTCCCACCCATACCCATTAAATAACCACACACGACCATTGTTGTCGTGTGTGGCGCCTTGAACTGGATCTATTGGAAATGCCATAGTTTCTCTATAGCATTATTTATATTAGTTTTTTAATTTCTTTTTATCTTTAAACTTTTTAGGTTTTTTGATAACATCGACTACTTTTGTACTTGCTGCTTCTAACTTCATTTTCTCTTCTGCTAGTTTCTGCATGATTGTTTGGTAATGTTTGTAATTATTTTGAACTCTTGTCAGGTGTTCCTCTGGAACACGACCATCTTCTAGCAGTTTTTTACATGCAAGATATCCAAGTTCTGGTCTTCCAGCAGCATGAGCAACAGCACCCAATTCATCAAGAGCAGTAAATCGATATAACAGATCAGGAACAAACAAGATCTCAGTTGTTGGGAATGGTATTTCTGCTGCGATTCTAGCAAAAACAAATGCTGCTGCTGGTTGATCAAATTTTGTTCTCAGTGCTTGTGCGATATGAATTAGTGGTTCTGCACGAATTGGTCGATAGTTGTATGCATCAAGAAACGATGCTTGAATCTCCGACCATGGTCTATCTAACATTGCACGGCAAATTGCAATTCTATACAATGAATAATAAACTTCCTCAGGCCATCCACCAGATTGTGCTCTTCTCATATATGCTTCAATTGCCTTTTCCCATTGCTGAGAATCAAAATACGATTGTGCAAGATAAAACTGATATCTGGTATTTGTAGGTTCATCAATCAATGCTTTCTCTAGGAGTTCAGCATCTTTCTTGTACTTCTCAATGACAGTAATACCAACATTTCTTGCACCAAGCGTTCTCGCATTGATGTTGTACTTTCCTTCGATTTTAACCAATACTGGTTTATCGTTTGTCGTGCATGATGGATATTCATGAAGAACACCACGATATTCCCACTTAGAATCTACCTTGAATATCTGGGTTCTCCACCAAGAAAAGTCTTCTCTTCCCATTCTTACAACATATGCATCACCATCTGGATTTTCTGGAAACTTAAAATTTCCTTCTACCTTATCATCTGCGTCGATCATCCACGCATATTCTGCTTTGCCTTGGCAATGATTTAATGCTAACGTGCGATTATGTCCAAAGTTTTTCCATTCGTCTTGGTGAATTTCGCCAGGAATTCCCTTTGACTCAAAAAACTTTCTTATGATGTCTTGTGTTCCGTCTGTAGAACCAGTATCTGATACTACCCAATAATCAATATACTTGTAAATAGATTCAAGACACTCATGAATAATATGAGATTCATTCTTGACGATCATGCAGAGTGTTAGTTTTGGTTTCATTGTATAAATCCTTTATTGTATTTAGGTTAATTTATAAAATAGTTTTATCTCTTATAGATTATATTTGTAGCATTTGTATAATGAACTGTAAAATTAAATTTACTCATATAAGAATTAATCATATCAATTGAATTATCATGTTCTATACAAACAACTTTAGTTTGTAATTGATCATAATTTATCAATGTAGAAAGATAAGCACTTTGTCCTTCAACATCAATGTTGATAAAATCAATAACAGGTGGTAAAATAGTTTGTAATGTATTCATACTAATCATAACAGTATAGACTTCTCTGAATTGAGAACCACTTTTTTTCCATTTATCAGCATGATTTATATCTGTAGACGAAATTGCATCAGTAATACTATTATAAAATTTGATAAATCTGTCAGCATCTCCTATGAGTGCCTGTACAATTTTAATTTTGTCATTATCTTTATATTCTTGAATAAAACGTCCAATAGCAAATGAACATCCATCTACATAGCATCCACCCCATCCACGATCCACTAAAAATCTTGTATTTGAAAATATAAATGGACAAAAAGAACCTATTTCTAAAAAATATCCATTTTCTGATAATATTTCTTTTAAGATTAAATCTTCTCCATATTGTGAGTATCCGCCTTGTGAATTTTTCCAAGTCATATTATAGTCCTTATAAGTTTACCAACCAATAAAAACATCTTTAGTTTGTATTTTAAATTTAACATTTTTATCTAGAGAATAATTTTTTATTAATTTATTTCTATTGAATTGTTTCTTATAGGTTGGTATAGAAATAATTGGATACCCGTCAAGATATCCAATCAAGTAGTAAATTTTATTATTCTTTTTCATCTACGAAAACGGTCTTCTACATCCATTTGAGCAGAACTACAATATTCTTTTTTATTTCGATTTAAAACTTGTGTTTCTATCCAATCATAGGTTGTTTCCATACCAACACGAAGTGAACGATAATTTGGAGATCCAACCATTCTATTAAATAATTTATTATCTGAATTTCTTCCACGAACCCCAACTGGTCCCTTTACATTTTTAATATCAATATTTTTTCCAGATATTTCAATTGCCATTTCTGCCAGATCATTAATCTTGATCATTTCCTCAGAACCAATATTAACTGGAACTGTACAATCTGAATTCATAAGTCGAATTGTAGCATCAATACAGTCATCGATGTATAAGAATGATCGTGTTTGTTGTCCATCTCCCCATACCTCAATCATTGAACTATTATTTGCTTCTGCTACCTTTCTACACATTGCTGCTGGTGCTTTTTCTTTTCCACCCTGCCATGTTCCTTCTGGTCCAAAGATGTTGTGATAACGAGCAATTCTAACCCTCATTCCGTGATTGCGAGCATATGCGAGATATAGTCTTTCGCTGAATAGTTTTTCCCAACCATACTCGCTATCTGGTGCTGCTGGATATGCAGACTCCTCCGAGCATTTGGGGTTGTCAGGATCTTCTTGATTGTATGCTGGATACATACATGCCGAAGACGAGTAGAAAACCTTTCCCACTTTAGTCTTATGGCATCGCTCTACGACATTTAAATTAATAAGAGCAGAATTATGCATGATATCAGCATCGTGCTCTCCTGTGAAAATATAACCAGCACCACCCATATCTGCTGCTAGTTGATAAACTTCATCAAACTGAATATCAAATGCCTTATCACAAATTTGTTGTAGTCTCAAATCTCCTATGATAAAATCATCTGCTGGAGATTTTGAAAATTCTGGATATTTAAGATCAACAACTCTTACCCAATGACCTTCTCTCTTGAATCGTTTTACAAGATGAGAACCGATAAAACCACCACCGCCAAGTACAAGAATCTTTTTCATAATATTTGCCTCAATAAATTAAAACTATGTCACTTCCAATACCAGTATGTATGATATTGTATTTTGGATTTATTTCAAGAACTTTATCATAATCTACAGAAATTGTATTACAATCATCAATCATTATTACATGATTATTACTATTACTATAATCCTTTATACATTTTAACTCTTCCATGACAGGAGATTCCCTGCCAGTATGAGCATCTAATAGGATAAAATAATCAGTATCTGGATTTTTAATAAAAATTTCTCTCATATGATCTGGACTATTTCCATAATGAAAATTAATATTTGGATTTGTATTTTTAATATCATTGTGAATGGAAATTAATGATTTGTGTTTATACGGATTATGATCTGGATATTTTTCTATGGTGTCAACCGTTTCGAATAAATAAGAAAAACAAATAGAACTATTTCCCTCATAAGTTCCAGTTTCAATTGCATGATTTATGTTAGACAATCTTCCAATATCATTAGCATATTTAAATAAAATATGACAAAATATGTTTGGCATTTTCCAATCTGGTCGATTTGTATTTCCCCAAATATGTTCCCACAACCAATGGGTTTTTAGTTCAAAATCAATATTCATTATATTCTCACAAATGTTTTAAATAAAGTCTTATTATCAATAAATCTTTGATTAAATGGTTCATGTGGTTGTAATATGTTATAATTGATATTTTGGTCAAAAATTTCATGTCCAAAATCATGCGCCATAATCATATCACCACTCTTAAGTAAAGAAGAATACATATAAACTTCTTTAGCTTTATTTCCCCCATCACATATAATTAAAGTTTTATATTTTTTAATATTCTCAAAGATCAAATTATAAGAATATTCTGAGAATATATCAGATTCGAATGATTTACAAAATGGACAGATTGATTCCATTTTTTCAAACCAATGTCCAGCACCTTCATGAGCTCTATTATTCCAATCTGATTTGGTGATATCAAATGTGTGAAATAAAAATTGTTCAGCTACACATGCAATAGTTCCAAGATATACGGATAGACCACCTTTTTGTGAACCAATTTCAACTACATATTCTGGTTTTTCATATGCAATGTAGTTTTCTAGAAGTTTAAATGCAACAAAATTTTGAGAAGCACCGCCACCCAAAATTCTAGTATTAACATTCTTTATGCTTTCACAATCAATATTTTGATTGAAATCATTTTTTGGAATCGCTGTTCCATGATCACGGTTAAAATTCATATTCTATAATTCCTTTCTTGTATTTATAAAGACAACATCAGCATTTGGACTAGAATTTGATGAATAATCAACCATACAACAGTATCAATGTTCATATATTATCCTTAATTTTTAAGACTGTTTGTTGTATGGATTCATCGATCTCAATACTAGGTTTCCATCCGAGTATTTGTTGTGCTAGAAGATTTGATCCTCTACATACTTTATTAGTTTCACTGAATACCACATCTTTCGACAGAGAATAATTGCCAGAAAATAATTCTGGATATGAATCCCACAACATTGTTGCATCTCTGTATATTGGTTCGATTTTTACATTTAAAGTCTTTCTAACAATATCAACTATATCTCGAACTGTTATTGTTTTACCAGTACAAACATTTAAAATCATATTTGGTTGTTTTACCAAACAAGAATTTAAAAATCCAATAACATCATCAATGTTTATATAATCTCTTCGTTGTAATCCAGTTGAATGCAAAATAGGTTGTCTATTATTAATAAATTCCCTAACAAGATAATTTATTAATGGTGGATTTTTTCTATACATATCCTGTTTTGGTCCAAAAACATTAAACAATCTAGCAGTGGTTATCGTCATCCCATAATTATTTCTATACGATTCACACAAATCTTCAGACATTTTTTTAGATAAAGAATACCAAAGTCTAGGAGATACTGGATATGATTCCTCTAATGTGTCTTGTTTATTATTTTCATAAACAGCACTGGTGCTAGTAAAAAACACATAAGGAATATTTCGTTTTCTGGCAAATTCTAAAATATTAGCAGTTCCCTCTAAATTGACCGAAATAGTTTTTTGAACATTGTTTTCACATTCTGGTAGTGATGTGATTGCTGCCAAATGCAAAATAGCATCATATTCTATGGTTGGTTGAAACTTATTTGGATTCAATTCGCGAATATCATATTTGTAAAAATTATCATATTGTCTATTGTATTTTATATTTTCTATATAACCATATTCTAAATTATCAATCATAGTCAATTTATGACCATGGAAATCTAAAGAATTACAAACAGTAGATCCAATACCACCTGCTGCTCCTGTGACCATTATATTCATAATTACCTCAAATAAGATTCAATAAGTTCATCTCTTGGAATATTTATTGCCAAGCAACTTGGAAATGGATTACTTGCTGCAAAATCATTAATGATGATTCGTTTAGAATGTAGACACGAATCAATTATAGTTTTATATTTTATATTTCTATTCTTCAATAGATCTTTAAATTTTTGAAGTGCATCGAAAGGTCTTGAAGTTACAAAAATAATTTCATGACCTTCATCCGATAACTGTTTGATTGTTGATATATTTTGTTCTATAGGTTCTATTGTATTATACCAATTTTTACTTCCGTATTTTCCAGTATTTACCAACATGACACCATCAATGTCTACAAAATATGTATTTTTAAGGTTTGCCGAAGAAAACCATTCTTCTTTAGTTCCCCAATCTATAAATTCTGTTGCATCTATCTCAACAAAAACTTTATTATCAGTATCAATAATGTCTGAAATTATATGACTAAAATATAATTCTGTTCCTATAGTTTGATTCAAGCGAAAAAATGATTTTATAAAATTATAAGAATTCATCCCATACACCCCAAGACAAATCTTATCAGAAACTATTTTCTTTTCTACTATTTCTTGTATAATATTGTCTTGATTGACTAATATAAATGATTTTTGTTGAATATTTTTAATAGTGGAATTGACATCTATACCAACAACAAAATTTGTCATATTTGGACTATTATATGATACTAAACAATCACAATCCTTTACTACTATTGATCCACTAATATTTTCTTTTATTAAACAATTATATACAGTTTCTGGACTACTGTTTGTAGACTCTTCCAGTATTACCACTTTATGTGATATGTTATGAAAACATTGTTTCAATATTACATCTGCCTCATATTTTTGACAATGCTCTTTCAAAACTACAAAATAGATCATAGAATAATCATTAATAGATAATCCTTCTACTACTTTTTCAATCATTAATTTTCCAGATGGATGTGTAAGCATCCATTTTGGTTTCATATTTTGAAATCTAGATGACTTTCCAGCAGCTGGTATTATTAAAATTGGTTTATTTTGGTCTTCACTCGATTTATCATACATAATAAATTTTCTTTCTTTGCTGCATTTGCATATGGTATTATTCTAAATAAATGCAACAACAACATACAATAGTGTTGTCTGGTGTCAAACTTATCACAAACCGTAATAAGTTTTCTTTTTGGAATATTGTTTTTAAATGACCAATAACAAAAAGAATCTTGCAACAATTTAGATTCATCAATAATTGGACATTCGACAAAAGAATCTAAAAAATCTATAAGATAGACACCATCACTATTTATCAGAACATTTTCGAATGTCAAATCACCATGACAATATCCACTAGATACCGTCCATCTTTGATCTGTAATTAATTTCAATGATTCTTCATCAATATTAATAGTTCTTATTTTTTTATTAATTGCGTCACTAATATCAATTTGGTTTTCAGTATTAAAACTAGAAAACAAATCTATTATTTTCATGCAAGAATTTAAAGTATTTTGTTGAAAATATATCGATAGATTTACACCACGAATATATTTCATATCAAAATAAAATAATCCATCTGAATTATAACCACAATCAACTATATCCGTTGTCCTTATAACTGGATGATAAAACTGTTTTTGCTTTAACATCTGATTTTGTAATCTACTGTTATAATCAGTATTGGATGATGTTTTTCTGACAATACCATCCGATAACATCTTTATAGAGCATCCAGAGTGACCATTAAATGAAATCATTTTAAATCTTCATAATAGTATTCACCCATAGACCCATACCAAGAATATGGATATGCATCCCATTTATATTTCTCCCAAAACATACTAAATTTAGGAAGAACTTTAAAAACTTTATCTCTTGTTTTTTCTGACAGGATTAGAGCATCTAACTTTTTTGGATTGTCTACCAAATAATCTTCAAAATTATCAATATACTTTTCCACTTCTGGATAAAACTGCTTAAAATACATTGCTCCCAAATAAATGTTACATCGCACTTCTTTTGTGAAATCTGCCGTGTCTCTTTTCATCCTTGCTGGTTTTAGTGGTATATCAAACACCCTATAAACATCTTCCCTATATCCCCAAAAGATATGGTCTTGTGGATGGAATGGAAATATTTTATTCATTCCTATCACAAATACATTTCCTTTTCTTTTTGATCCATCAGAATACATTAAATCAGTATCATCTATATTATCAGTTATAAAATTGTTAAGATAATTCATACTGTCTTTATGAATTATTTGATCAGATCTCATTTTTGCTACAAGTTTGGACTCTGTTTTTTTAATTCCTTCAAACGAAGAAACTATTTGGTAATTCATATTACCAACTCCATTAACAGGTTTATTTGATTTTATAACTTCTATACCATTTTCATTATATTCATTAATGGGTTCATCATCCCAAGTGGATATAATAACTTTATTGACAAATGGCAATTCCAGATAATACTTTGCAGTATCCACTGTAGTTTTCCATATAGGGCCCTGTAAAACAATATCTAATACTTTCATTTCTTTTTCTCCAAAAAATATTGATATTGAACAGAATCGCAATAAATCAAATCGTGTGTATTAAGATGTTCAGTTAAATAATTTAAAAAATATTGATGCAAATTTATTTTATTCAATATCGACAAATCAAATCCATGTGGATGTGCTTCTACCAGCACATATGGAATTTCTTTCAAAATAGTTGAATTTTGCAAAACATTATATTCAGCACCTTCGATATCAATTTTTATAAAATCAATATTTTTAATATTAAAATATTCTAAAGGTTTAAGATCTACAGTCTCATATTCTTCTATTATATTTTTTTCTACGGAGTATCCACCAACATTTGAATCTTGTCTATACAAGTTTGATTGTTCCTTACCATAATAAATTCCATATTTAAATAATTTAAATTTTGAATTATTTTGAAATCTATCGAAGATAAAGTTAAAATTATCATTTTGTGGTTCAAACAGATATAAATTTTCTATTGATGGTATCTTCTCAAAAAATACATTAGAGACTTCTCCAACATTTGCTCCAAGATCAACAACAGTCTTTATATTCAAATTATTCAATTTATCAAGAATAAATTTAAAAATTGACCAAGTTTCCCATTCTCTTCTCGTATAATTTATATGTTCTTCTCTATTATTGGGCATAATGAATCCATATTGTATTAAGAATACGACTTTTCTTCTTTAATATTTGAATTTGATAACGTATTAATTCGATTCTTGACAGCAAATCTACGATCATTTGTCATATAGACAGATCGTGCAAGTTCAATAAATTCTTCATCGAATTCTAATCTTGATTCTTTGATTCTGATGTCATCTTCAATCTTCCACAAATGTGAATTAATATCTTTCAGTTCTGCTATTTCAGAAGCAAACTTATTAAGATAATTCATCTTTTCAAGTTCTTTTTGAATTATAAATTTTTCTTTTTTGATATTACTTAACTTGGAAGAATCTGTAATATGTTCTTCCTTGATTTCTAAAATAGTATATTTATCAATTACTTCACCAACTGAAACTTCTACCATCATAATATTTTATTCCATTCTTTTTTGTAAATATTTTTAATATAATCAAAATTTAAATATTGATTATATCCATTTATTTTTCTCGAATATAAATTCAAAGAAGCTTTTGTATCTAAACATTCAATCAAGTAACATAATGAAGTTTCTACAGTATGAATTTCTTCTGCATTTTCCAATAACCATGAAAAATCAAAAAATTTAAACATATTCAAATGCTCTAGTTTGTGTTCAACTATTTTAAAATTAGTAGAATAATTCATCTCTCTAATATAAGTTTCTGGAGGAGAAGCAAAAATATTATTAACAAATATAAATTTATCCCCCTTATCGATGCCAAAATATTCTCTACATTTATTTTCTCGCTCTGGGTATCTTTTAAATTTACAATATTTTTGCCAATCATTAAAATTTAACTGAAATGAATGATATTTTTGTTCCATAAAATTATTACAATTTCCTTCAACATGACAAAGTTTATCTATTGGGAGATATAAACTAGTATCATTTACTTTAGAAATTGTATTCTGCAAATACAAGTTTTGTAGTTCATCACTCATAGAATCTATTGAAATATACTTTATTTTTTCATTTTCATTATATTCTTTTAAATATTCATAATGTTTAATAACTGGCCAGATTATTTCATCATAACCTAAATCTATAAAATTATTTACTAGTTTTTGTAGAAAAAAAATATCTCCGAGTCCAGCATATTGTCTAATATAAAGTTTATTCATTTTTGTGTTAATGTTTCTTGTGGCGACCACAAGTAATGGTACATGACTTCATCAAAATTATACTCACTTTTCACTAAACCTGATTCCAACAAACGATCACAATAATCCGAATCTTCAGCATAATTTTTATCAGGGAATCTAATTGCTTTTGCAATTTCAGTTCTTACTGGATTTAAATGATTTAATGGACGATATTGCTTTCCATCTTTCTTGAAGTGTCCATTATTTATGTTTGCATGATTGAACAACATTGTAGGGTTTTCTGAAACATAGTACATACCCCAAAATCCAATTCCATCATATATTTCTTTATGCAATTTATTAAAAATTTTAGGAATGTAATTTGGTGATATCAAGTCGTCGTCATCAATAAAACATACATATTTGCCATTTGCTTTGTCCAAAACTTCATTTCTTTTATCACCAACAGTTCTAGTTTTATCATCACTAACAATAATCAATTCAATTCTATTTGCAATGCTAACTAGAACTTGATCGTCTATCTTTTTGATTAATCTTGATAACTTATCTTTTCTTTCAGGAACTGTCAATATTCCTATTGTCCATAAAATATCAGTTTTAGATAATTTTTCATTTCTATATTTTATTATTTGTTCTTTTACTCTGTGAAATAAATCTCTACCATATTCTTTTGCTTTTTCATAATTAGCATCAATATATGGTTTCATTTCATTATAAGTTTTTTCATTTATAGAATTTATCTTTATTAAAAATTCTTCATATGTTTTAAACGATATAATTCCACGATCATCGAAAAAATCACTGATATTAGGACATCCCCAATAAATAGGAACTGTTTTTGTTAACAAACAATCAATTAGTTTTTCTGTAAAGTAGTTTTTTTCGTAACTACTTTCTACAGCAATACTAAACATAGAATTAAACAAATTGATTTTATCGTCATTTGGTATTAATCCATCATGTAATGTATTTGAAAAATTTAATGTATTTGTTGGATGTCTTGTACTAGAATAAAATTTAGTATTCAATTCAATTTTATTTCTTTGATTCCAAATCATACATCTTAAATTGTATCCTATTTTTCCTAGATGTGATGTTGATAAAAAAGATACATTATATTCTTTATTAAGAATTGGTATTTGTGATTCATCAAATACACCTAACGAATCTAAATGATTTTCTTTCTTTTTATTTAACCAAGTTCCACCATATGGAAAAAATACAGCATTATCACAGTTATTGATTATTTCTTCTTCAGAAGTTAATATTAAATCATATTGATTAGAATTTGTAATAATATTAACATTTGTTTCTCTATTAGTAGAAGTTGAAGGTTCGTTAGAACAAACAAAAACTTTAAATGAACTATTATTAGTAAAATTAATGTTATCATAAACTGGTTCTAATTTATTGTATTTGAAATGTAACGCAGAATCAGTATTTCCAAATCGTGTAAAATGTATTTCACATGGAAAATCTAAGTCTATAGGACCAAAACCAAAATAATCAGCATTATAAATTGTAGCATTCATTTTTATTACCCCACTAAGTTAAATTTAACCATATGCTCTGACAATCCCATTTCCCTGAGTGATTTTTCTTTGGATGGTCCGTCTGCAATACCCATAGTGATCATAGGTTTCAACTCGGGTGAGATAGGATTTCCAGGCCATATTGCATAATTCATTCCCAACGCAGCAACTTTCATCTTAGGAAAGAATACAGGAATTACTTTTTCCATTAATATTTCGTGATCAAATACCTTTCTTTGGTTCTGATTGCGTTCATTCTCTTCACACATGGCAATCCAGTATTTTACAAATTCTATGACAATATCTTTGTATGTAAAAAGAATTGGAGATGCTTTTGGATAACTATAATCTATATGAGGAAAGATACTTTGATATGCAAATGCCATATCAACTGATTCCGATAGAGGATCAAAAATATCAAGTTCTGCATGTATGATCGAATCGACATCCATCCAGACAAATGGTTTTTTCTTCTCTTCCAGAATAGAAAGAATAAATTTGGGTTTTGCCAAACAATTCAATCTATACTCGCCACGCGAAGGCAATTCACGGATGTCGTGAGGAATATTATTCTCATTACAGTTAATTCTCAATCTTCGAGAATGATCGCTGTAATATGTTCTATTATCAATATCGCAATAAAATGATACAATTTCAGTTTTCACGGATTAGTCCAAATAATTCATCATCTGCCATTCTTAGACCTTTAACACGATTAAAGTTATCTATAACCGAATTCAATTTGCTGTTGTATAATTCTTCAGTCAAAGAATTGATATCAAAGTCACCAGTTAGTGTTATGATACCATCTTTATTGAAATGAGTTTCAATGTCAGGAGCACCCCAATATACAGGGATGGTTCCTGTTGCAAAACAATCTGTTAGTTTTTCTGTGTAATATGTTTCATACTTATCATTCTCAATGATTATTGAAAAACGATAATCTTTTAGTGCTTCTAATTTATCCCATGTGGTGCTTCCGACTCGCTTTGATCCCATCACACCACCATATAGATCTACGTTATCTTTCCACTTTTCTGCCAATGAATGACGAAGTGCATGACCAAATGCATACTTTTTTGGTGATGCAATCAGTGATGTCATTTTTGTTTTGGGATAGACTTCTTGTTCTTTGATCCATGGCAGATTGCTTCCTGCTGGGCAGTATCTGATGTTGGGATGTTTATCTACCATTGATTTTTCTGATGTGAACAGAAGATCAAAAGATGAAGCAATCATGACTATATTGTTTTCCCAGATGTCTCTTGGGAAATGCATGGAATGAAAGATAACACGGGACTCGCAGACCCATGCTATCTTTCTCTCTCCTAATTTTTTTTGGTAACTTATACCAGATGCAATTGCACCGTCAATGAATACCTTTATGGGGTGGTCATCGGGGGTCCAATCAAATTCTTTTGGTTTTAAATCTGAACAAGATGAATGTTCTATGGTAAATGGAGCACCAATTGCTTGCATTTTTTTCATATTGTAAATTCTCCACTATTATGTATGTCACTTTCCTATATGGTACTTTGGTACAAGTGTCCATTCTGACTTTTCTTTGTGTGGAATAATTTTCAATCTTGCAAGCGAAAGTTGTGGTTGTTCGTATTTTGTACGATCTACTACTTCAACCAATCCCCACTCTACCAATAACTTTACAATCGTGTTTCTTCTACCCAAATCATCGGTAGACATGTCACTGTCTAGACCATCTAAAACAAACATTTCCTTAAAATGCATGATTGCATATCTACCACGTTTGTGGAGAATATGGCAAGATTGGTAAAGTTTCTTTTCTGTTTTGGAAGACACACCTATGCGAGTAAGTGTTTCCTTTACTTTAAGGAAATCTTCTTCCTTCTTCAATTTTACTTCTACACCCAAACCTTCAAAAATATCTTCTGTCATAATATACTCCCATTTTGACAGAAATTATTTAGGGTTTTACCGTTTTTGACCACCTTTTCGACTTAGTTGCTTGAGGTCTTCTAGGTTTAGAAGGTCTGCTACATTTCTTGCTTGCCTGTCAGAATACCCGTAAACCTCTTTGATGAGTGCTATCTTTTCCTCTTTTTCTGGTTTTACCCACTTAGAAAACCTCTTTTTCTTGCTCAAGGCATACAGGTAATAGTCGTATTGTATCTTTTTATCCAGAAAAGCACAAGCATTCATCTTGGACGCATGTAGTATTGTTTCTGGAAAATAAGAAAAACACTTATTAGTAACGTAAGGAATATACTCCTTTTCGAGTTTTGGGTCACTCTTTATGAGGTTTTCCTTTGTTTGGTTGATTGAGTTTAGGAATTCGGAAAGCATATTATTTGAATGAGCACATCAACATAATGCGAATCAGGCAATCCATCAGTTGAATCTCTTGATCAGCAACGAACGCAGATCGGTACTGGGACTTTGCAATGATCTGGATTGCCTCTGGAATGCTCTGATTCTCCAGATAGTCTCCCAGGGCATCGTAGAGTTTCCTGTAAAGTTCCTGTGGAGCGTTCTCTGCATTCAATGCTGCCCACTTACGAACAGTGGCAAAGTCCTTTGCCTTAAGAGCACCCATGAGATTCTTGATCTCTACGTCACTGACATTTGCTAGAATCCCAATATCAATGGTTCCAGATACCCCGTATCGTTGGAGTTCATTGATGATTCTACGCATATCTGGGAAATACTTTAGAATCAGTTGACCTAAAATCTTTTTATCGTAAGAGATTCCCTCCTGTGTCAAGATATGGCAACAACGCTCCATCATTTTAGCAGCAATTGCTGGTTTCTCGTTGACTGGTAGAGAAAAATCGATGCATGTGCATCGGGAGTGTATCGGTTCGATAATCCTTGACTTGTAATTACAGGTCAGAATAAATCTGCAATTATTTGCAAACTCCTCAATCGCTCCACGAAGAGCAGGTTGAATGCTGTTAGCATTTGAATAGTCAAACTCGTCAAGGATCACTACCTTACGAACATCTCCACTCAGGGAGACTGTACTGGCAAATTGACGAATCTTTGTGCGTAGTGTATCAATGTTGCCCTCTTCAGAGCAGTTGATCAATATCCAATCGCAACCCATTTCGTTACAAAGTGCCTTGGCAACGGTTGTCTTACCGACACCAGCAGTACCCGAAAACAGTAAATTCTGTGGTTCTCCTTTAGCAACCATGTCGCTGAAGGTTGACTTCAGCGACATGGGGAGAACACACTCCGAGATGGTCTTTGGTCGATACTTTTCGACCCACAAAAAATTGTCAGGGTTCATAATAATTAAGATCCATACTTTGAAGTGTTCGCTTCCATGGCAAACCAATACTTGAGTGAAATGTTGTTGTTTACAAATTCACCCACTACGTTCTTAGCAAAATTAACGGTATAATCTCCAGGGAGAATCTTGATGTTTTCCATCTTGAAGTTGAACAAGAAAGACTCACCCTTCCAATCCTCAAACACCACGACCTTGTATGTATTGCTGGTTGGATCTCCAAGATCCGAAACCATTGCTACAATGTCACCAGAATCATTTGTGAATGAAAGATCGGGCAATTGCATTACTGATGCTGCTTTCTGAAGTTCAGAAAATTGCTTATCAGTAAGTGTAATGGATATATTGACCGCTGGCATGATGACATCTTTGGTCGGAACCGAAAGCAGTCTTGGTTCTGAATAGTAATAATTCACTACAGAATTACCACCATTCTTGATCTTCACGCTCTTCTCACCAAAAGTAAATGATGGATTGTTGAAAAGACTGATAACACCCAGAAACTTGTTTAGATCCCAGATTCCAAACTCAACATCAAATGTTTCGTCAACGGTTGCAATTGCCATTCCATTCTTGGATGGTGTAATTGTCTTGATTATCTTTCCTGGTTTAACCAGGAGATTTGAATTTAAACTTGAAAAGTTCTTAAGAATCGCTAGAGTATTTTTAGAAAATGTTACAGTGCTCATAATTAAAATTTCTGAAAATTGTTCTCAAAATCATCGTACCCATCATCAAAACCATTTTGCCAAAGATTTTTTAATTTTTGCTTTGACTTTGTTTTTTCCGAATCTTTTTCTTTTTTATTTACGGATTTTAATTGTTTAGGTGGTTTTGGTTTTTCCTGATGTTTATCGTCACGCTTCATTACAATCTCCATTATACCATGTCATGCTCATAATTCAACCCAAATCTTGTTACTTTCTTCTTGTATTCTAGTATACATTATTCCTGTAGATGGAACATACCATCTATCTCCTATTGAGGAATTCGGTGGAGTAAATTCTGAAATATAAAATCCATCGCTATCACCCAGATCGCTCCAATAAGATTTACCTTCCATAGTTCCAGGAATTCTGGATGAAGTGGGTTTGACAGCAACATAAACATTACCATTGAATTCTACAGAATCACCTATACGGTACAAATATGGTTTACCATCGGGATCGTATTGTTTAAACTTACCTCTAAAGTTTAAATTGTCTGTCGATTTCATATCAGTTATTTATCATTCTACTAAAATTATTCTTTTTCTCAAAAGAGATTATCGTAGAAAATTTGTCAACCAATTGATCTGCTTTATGACTGATCACATATACATTTGCTTTGTCGCTTATGATCTTTAGTAATTTCATGAGATCGTCCATACCGACACCATCAAGTGAAGAATCAAAAACCTCGTCTAGAATAAGCAAATTACAATTTACACTATTCTTGAGTCGTGCTACCTCACGCCATGCAAGGAGCAATGCCAGATCTATACGCATCTTCTCGCCTTCACTAAAATTCATATAGGAAAACTCATCGCGATATCTTGATTTGATCTGCTCATTGAATTCTTCATCCATATGGAACTGCACGAAGAAATCCATCGAAGATAAGAATTTATTGATGTACTTGTTCATGTGTGGAAGATAATATTTTATAATCTTTGTCTTCACACCACCATCGCGAAGAAGTTCGTTGGCAAATTCATGATACATTAATTCTTCGGAATGAAGATTGCGTTCTTCTTCAAGTGCTACAAATCCACCTTCAAGAAGTTTTAGTTTTTCCTTTTCATCCACAATATTATTTTTAATCGTGGATTTCTTAGTTGATGATTTAATTCTTTCAATTTCTTTCTTAAGCATCTCAATCTCTCTGTTGACACCATTTGTATATGACAGAGATTTTGATGCTCTTTCAAGTTGTAATTCCAACATCTCAACATTCTGCGTATTGTCTTTTAACGCACTGTTTACATGTTCGATCTGATCATCAATATTTGAAATTTCATAATTTGTAGTCAGGATTTTTTCCTTCTTCATCTTTTCTTCAATGGGTTGACTACAGGTTGGGCATTTGCAATTTTCTTTAAAGAAAACAATCTCTTGTTGCTTTTGCTTTTTATTTGCACCAAACTCAGAAATTATAGAGTTATATTTCTTTGATTTGGATTGACATTCTTTGATGCCATTTTTAAGATATTGAATATCAGTTTCTATAGCATTTAGAGTAAGATTCTCAGAAAGAAGAGAGTAATTATGATGAAGAATCTTATCCTCTAGTTCTTTAATTCTATCGGAAACATCTTCATCTTCTTCTGAGTTCTTCTTTTCCAGAGTTGAAATATAATTTCTCTGAATTGATATCTTGCTCTTTTCCAATTCAATTTTAGAATTCAATTCCTTGATTGTTTCCTTAAGTGAAATAATCTTTCCCTTAAGTACGATATTCATGGTGCTGAATATATTGATATCAAGAATATTTTCAATGACTGATCGTCGGTCTGCTGCACTCAACTGCATGAATGGCACAAAGGATGAACTACCGAGAATGACAACCTGAGTGAACGTCTTATAGTTCATCTTTAGTATTTGTTGTTCAAGAATATCCTGATAATCAAGACTCTTTGCTTCTTGATCAATTATCGTTCCGTTTTTATAAATCTCAAATATTCTTGGACCGATGCCTCTTCGAACCATGAACTTATCAGCACCCTTTGAGAATTCAATTTCAACTAGACATCCCTTTTCATTGATTGAGTTGACCAGTTGTGGTATGTTTATTTTTCTAAAAGGTTTACCAAACAAAGCAAAGGTAATGGAGTCTAGAAATGCAAAAGACTTTCCACTTCCATTGTTACCACAAATTAAAGTTGTATTATTCTTGTCTAGTTCGATTTCGGTAAAGGTATTGCCGAAAGATCCAAAGTTTTTAAATCTTACTTTTTCAAATTTAATCATATGGAGAGACTTTCCATGTATAAGTCTTTAATGATCGTCTTCAATTTAGTCTTGTCTATATCTCTTTCAATTGCATCCACTTCACGATTTATGATGCTTATTGTATCCTCTGATTCATCGAATTCAACAGTTGATGATTTTTCTAGAGGATCTTCATTAATTGAAAGATCCTGGATTCCCTTGCTCCACAAAGCATCAATGAATTTATCAAAGATTTCCTGCTTTGATTTGCTTCTTACAGTTATTCGAATAAATGCATTTTTTAGATTTGTTTCTTTCACATAATTGGCAATCTTTTTTACCTCATCAGGAGTCGAGTCGTCATATGTGAATACATGAAAGATGTTGTTTTCATTTGGTATGAATTCCAATACATCCTTTTCAGTATCGTAGACATGAAACCCCTTGGTAGAATAAACATCAGAAAAAGTCATCTGATATTGTGTGCCAAGATAATGTATGTTGCCTTGTGACTGCTTGATATGGAAGTGACCAGATAACACTTTATCGAAACGTTTAAAGTTCGATGCACTAAACCCATGTGAGTGCTTGACTCCAGCGATAACCTCGAATCCTGCAATTTCAAAATGACCACCAATCATTCGACAAGGGCATGTCGAGAGAAAATCCAAGACATCTTGTTCGTTTTCCTTAGTAATCCAAGGAACTATCCCAAAACAAAAGTCATCAAATTTGATTGTCGATGGTTTCTCATAAAGAATAATGGATTTATACTTTTCCGTCAACAATTCCTTCAATGAATTCAATTCATTTGTGTTGCGAAAATAAGTATCATGATTTCCAATAGTTATGTGCATTCTCAGATTATTATTCTCAATGTAATTGATAAATCTCTTTCGAACCGAAGAAAGAGTGTTGAAATTAACAAACTTTCTTCGGTCGAAAAAGTCGCCAAGGTGAATAACGTCGAGAATCTGGTTTTCCTTTAGATAAGGAAAAAATTGTTTTTCGAAAAAGGTAAGAGCGTTCTCTAGGAAAAAAGGTGAATCATTACGAACTCCGAAGTGGGTATCGGATATAAATGCTATTTTCACTTTCGCTTCCTTTTCTTTCTTTTCTTTTTGTCTTTTGGTTCTAGTTTTTCAACATCCATTTCACTGAGTGAAAAGTGTTTCTGTAGAAATTCGCTGTAAGTTGCAGTATCTGATTCTTTCTTCATCCACTCTACAAACTTACCATCCATGTCTTTCATCTGTAAGCACTTATATTTGATGAATGCTTGCTTCTTTTCCTTTTCTATTCTGCGTAAAAACGCATAATAAATTATTTGGGTAAAATAAGAAAAGGGATTTGATGATTTTTCTGGATCAAAATTGTGTGCATATAAAAGACAATTTTCCACCCCATCACCAATCATATCTTCCTTAAATGGGTAGTTGATAAAATTTGGTCTGTGTGATAAATGTTCTGCAATCTTAAGAAAAGATTCTGCAATATAGTCAGTTACTGGTGGTCGTCTGTCACCACATTCCTCTGCATCTTTTACTAATTTTTTCCACTCGGTCATTGCAGCACAAAACTTAACATTGTTGATATAATGTTTTAATGTTTTTACTTCTTCTTCTATTTCTTTTTCATCTTCTTGATTCATGTTCATCCTCACTACGAATCAAGTATAGCATACTCAATTGTTTTTTCAAGTAGTTTATAAGATTTTTCAAAAAACCCTTACTTGGGGCTTGACACCGTTTTGAAGACATGTGTATAATCTTTGTGTGGGAAAGAAGAAGAGATCTAGTAATACTGTATTATACTATTAGTAATCAGTAGAATTGGGATCAGGATTCCAGTCGGAGAAGGTGTTCCCAAAATCCTTCCTATCCTTCTCGTCACCAGTAAAGCGATTACGCTTTTTAATCTCATCAATCATATTTAAAAGTCT